TGATCTCAAGGAGGTTAATGTCGTCGCGGAGCAGATACGCAAGAAAGACTACCAATATAAATGCGCCGATCAGCCCATCTGTAATTTTTGCAATCGCGACTTGTGTCGTAGCCGTCGCTACGGTGTTGGTGGTGATGTTAACACTCCGAGGATCGCTAATCTCAGAAAGTATGATTCTGAACCCCCCCTCTGGTTTCTGGACGTTAACGGAAGTCCCGTTGAATTAGATACGGAAGCTCTTCAGCGGCAACCAAAGTTCCAGATACTGTGTATGGAACAGATTAACCAGATGCCTCGCACGATTACACGACAGGCTTGGGAAGCGCAGATGAACACGCTCCTCTCGACAATGGTCGAGACAGAAGGCGCGATTATCCACACCTCGGAAGACACCTCTATACGCGGCCAGTTCTACGAGCTGCTCGAAGAGTTCACGACCCACATGCAAGCTGCGCTAGACAGAGAAGAGATACTTCTCCGGCGACCCTGGACCAATGAAACCAACAGCCGCACCTACTTCCGGTTAAAAGATTTAGAAGCCTTTTTAAAACGACAAAAGTTTACCGAATACCGGTCCAACAAGATTGCCCAAAGGCTGCGTGATATCGACGGCTTATCGGAGCAGCTCAGTATTAATGGAAGACCTATCCGGTGCTGGTCCATTCCCGCGTTTGAACCTATCGAAGAAGAGTTCCCCTCGAAATTCGATGGCGATGAGGATATCCCCTTCTAATGTCTAAAAATAGAACTTGTGATTTCTGCCACAACAAGGCAGCAATTGAAATAGACAAGACCTTCTTGTGCGCGAAGCATTATTTCAGGCGGCTTGAATCGGTGGACGTGACCTTCGGACCAAAGTCGCATTCACAAAACCACTGGTCGGTTCTGCTTCGAGAGCTGCGATCCGAGGCTGGATTAACTCAGCGGGACTTGTCGAAGAGAACTCGAATTAGCCAGCGCACCATTGCCGATTACGAAAACACCCTCGAACCGAGACAACTCTCAATTTACAAAGTCGAACGCTTGCTTGCAGAATTAGGCTACGACCTCGACGCAGTATTGGCGAAGAAAAATGTTTAGATATTTTGGACCACCTGGAACGGGTAAGACCACCACTCTCCTTAACCACGTCGAAGAGCTGCTGTCGGACGGCATCCCGCCCAATAAAATAGGCTACTTTGCCTTCACTAGAAAAGCAGCTCACGAGGCACGGGATCGCGCCGTCGCACGGTTTAATTTAAACCCGGATAAGGACTTCGTTTTCTTCCGCACTCTCCACTCGTTAGCCTTTCAACTGCTGGGTATCACCGGGGCAGAAGTTCTGAAGGAAACGCACCTGAAAGAGTTCAGCAGCATTGTCGGCGTGAACCTTACAGAAAGCCTGACGGCTGTTGAAGACGAGGGCTTTCTTACCTTCCGCAGTAACCATCCGATTATGCGAGCGATTGACTTAGCCCGGACCACGGAACACGGACCTATGTGGGCTTACAACCAAATGGATCTTGACGTTACGTCCTACCATTTCCAACATATTTTCTCAGAGTACGAAAAGTTCAAGAAGCAAAACGGTCTGAGAGATTTCACCGACATGCTGGTGGGCCTCTCCGAAAACGGGGACCTGATCCCAGAATTAAAAGTTGTGTTTCTGGATGAAGCGCAGGATCTCACTCCGTTGCAATGGAAAGTAGCTCACTTAATAAATAATAAGTGCGAAAGGTTTTACGTCGCCGGAGACGACGATCAAGGGATCTTCGGCTGGTCCGGGGCCGAGGTGACTAGATTCATAAAGCTTGAGGGGGCATCCGAAGTTCTTACGCAATCCTACCGCATCCCCAGATCTGTCTGGGACATAGCCGACCGCGTTTCCAGCCGCATACGAAGACGACAGAAAAAAGAATGGTCGCCTCGTGACGCAGACGGAAGTGTGCGCTTTGTTAATGACCACTACAGAATCGACTTTACAGATCAATGGCTTATACTAGCCCAAGCAAACTACATGCTGAACGAAATAGGTGCATACCTCAAAACCCAGGGTTACTTCTTTGAACGCTTCAACTCTCCCTCACTCTCCAAGAAAGTCCGTAACGCCATTTCTTCTTGGACGCACCTCACCACAGGGCACAACAGGGAGATTAGTTTGAGTGAGGCACAAAATCTTTACGCCCACATTTCGAGCGAGGACGGGCGGTTGCAGCGCGGTGCCAAGAGTCTTTTAAAATCGGCACACGAGCAGGATGTTTTTACCCTTGGTTTATTGCACGAGCACTTTGGCCTGGAAGCCAACGGTACGTGGGACCAAGTCCTGGACCGCATTAAATCGGAAGACCGCGCCTATGCATCAACACTTATTAAGCGCGGCGTAGATCTAAACTCCAAACCAAAAATAAAATTATCCACCATTCACGGCGCAAAAGGCGGCGAAGCGGACAACGTGTTCCTTATACTTGACCTATCCGGCAAAGCCCTCGAAGAGATGACAAAAAATCCTGACGACGGCTATCGTGTCTTATATACAGGCATTACCCGAACAAAAGAAAACTTAGTCCTGAAAGTGCCGGAAGATTTGCAGAGAGGATGGCAACTATGACCGACCTTATTTCTCCCGCTCATTACCAACGCGCAAAGCTGGAAACGATTGACACGATTATGGATGTTGTTCGCGACCTTCCCGGCGATGAGGCGGTACTGGTGGGAAACGCGCTCAAATATTTAGTGCGTTACCGTTTCAAAGAAGGCAACGCCCCCATAGTAGATGTGCAAAAGGCGGAGTGGTACATCAGACGATTAGTTCAGCTCCTACAAACGAAACCTTCCGTGCAGCAGCCCACGCAGAAAAAAGAATATCCCATGTATCCGGTGGATCACTGATGAAAGAAAATCTCAAGAAGCCAAAATTCGGCGTCAAGACCGAATGGGTTCCTGTCGAGGCGTTGCCTGTCACCCCAGACGGAATCAAAGAAATCGCAATTGACTTGGAGACGAAAGATCCACGGCTCCGTTCCCACGGACCTGGATGGCCCACAGGGAACGGAGAAGTTGTTGGTATTGCCATAGCGTATGAGGGGTTTAATTCTTATTTCCCTTTTGGGCATGAAGGTGGCGGCAATCTAGACAAGGGACACATCAAGAAATGGTTCACGCGAGAAATCGCCAAGTACCCTGCCGACAAAATATTCCACAATGCTGCGTATGATGTTGGTTGGCTCCGGCGACTAGGAATTAAGGTGGAAGGCCGCTTGATCGACACGATGCTTGCCGCTCCTTTAATTGATGAGAACCGTCGCTACTATTCCCTGAACGCCGTCTGCTATGCCTATCTGGGTGAGATGAAAAGTGAGGCTGCCCTTCGTGAAGCGGCAGCAGAGTTTGGCGTAGACCCGAAAGCCGAGATGTACAAGCTCCCCGCCGCTTACGTTGGTGAATATGCCGAGGCCGATGCAAGACTGACGCTGGAGTTATGGCAGCACCTCAAGGCTCTCCTTTCCCAGGAGGACCTTTGGCAAATCTTCGACCTCGAAGCAGAAGTTCTTCCCCTCTGCATAGAGATGACCTGGAACGGCGTCCGTATTGATTTAGAGAAAGCGGAACGGCTAAAACAAAAACTCCTGCGTGAAACCAAAGCCGTCCTCTCCAAAATTAAAAAGGAAACGGGTGTGGCTGTTGAATTGTGGGCGGCTGCTTCTATCTCGAAGGTGTTCGATTACCACAATATCCCCTATGGACGTACCAAGACGGGACTGCCCTCGTTTACAAAGAACTTCCTCCAGAACCATCCCCACCCTGTAGCCCAGCAAATTGCTCAAGCAAGGGAGACAGATAAGATTGGCAACACCTTTCTAAGTTCCATCTTCCGTTATGCGGAAAAGGGACGCATCCATGGGCACATCAACCAGCTCCGGTCAGAGGGAGGAGGTACAGTAACTGGACGCCTGTCCATGGCGAACCCTAACCTCCAACAGATTCCGGCCCGGAATCCACGATTTGCAAAAGCCATCCGAGGGTTGTTTCTTCCAGAAGAATCTGAGAAGTTCGCCAGCCTGGATTACTCGCAGCAAGAACCACGGATCCTGGTCCACTATGCCAGTCTAACTGGTAAAAGAGGACTAACGGGGTCCGATTTATTTGTACAAGCCTATCGCGAAGATCCAAAAACCGACTTCCATCAAATGGTAGCCGACATTGCCAAGATCCCACGCCGCCAAGCTAAAACAATCAACTTAGCGTTGTTATATGGCATGGGCCAAACCAAGCTGGCAGAGCAATTGGACCTCACACCGGAAGAAGCAAAAGAGATTATTTCTCAGTACCATGTTCAGGTTCCATTTGTGAAAGAGTTGCAAGACTTCATACAACGTCGCGTTGGAGGGCCGATGGGAACAGGGTTTGTTCGTTCCTTGCTGGGGAGAAAGTGCCGCTTCAACCTGTGGGAACCTAACCTGTTTGTCAGCTCCAAGGCCCTTCCAAAAGAACAAGCTGTGATCGAGTACGGAAGCAACATTAAGCGAGCCTACACCTACCGCGCATTAAATAGATTAATTCAAAGTTCCGCAGCCGATCAAACAAAAAGAGCCATGGTCGAGATCTATAAAACAGGGAAAGTACCCCTGATCCAGATCCACGATGAGCTGGCCTTTTCGGTCAAGGACCTTAAAGAAGCCCAAGAAATTCAGAAAATCATGGAAAATGCCGTCGAATTGAAAGTGCCGTCGCCGACCGATATATCGCTCGGAGAGACGTGGGGAACCCTCCAGGTTGCTTGATTTTTTAGGGAAAATCTCGTATCGTCCCAGACGAAAGGTGGACCTCACATGAACTCTGACAAGTGGAAATCCGTGGTCATTGCGATCACTACTTATAAAAAATTAAAGCGACGCGCTGTAAGAAATCACCGCACCATTAGCGGCGAGTTCACACACATTCTGCAACAGGCCGACAATAATGAGCGACCCTCCAAATCGGCGGCCTAGTATTACCGACGAAGTAGTCGGCGACGGCTTCAACTTTGCAGTCACGGTCGGGTTTGACCCTGAGTTCGGAAACCCGTGCGAAGTCTTTATGACGAAAAGGGGGAAATCTGGAACTGAGCTGGAAGCCACACTGTATGAGCTGGGTGTCCTCGCCAGTAAGATCATGCAGGAAAACGACCGAAGCCGTTCTCAAATCATAAGCTTGCAGACAGAAGTTAACCGACTGAAAGAAAGCCTGGCTTCTTTCCTCGAAGCGTATGATTAAAGAGAAGTTCTCTGTAATCTACGCCGACCCTCCCTGGACCTTTAAAACCTGGAGCGACGAAGGCAAAGGCCGCTCCGCCGAAAACCATTACACTTGCATGGACATGCAACAAATCCGCGAGCTTCCTGTCGCGGATCTGGCCGCAGAAAACTGCGCCCTGTTCCTGTGGGCCACTGATCCTCTTCTTCCCCAAGCCCTTGATTTAATAGAGCGATGGGGGTTTACTTACAAAACGGTGGCATTTGTTTGGGCTAAACTAAATAAAAATGCACCAACTACGCTGTGGGATGCAGAAGATTTTTTTACCGGCATGGGTTATTGGACAAGAGCTAATTCAGAGCTTTGTCTTCTTGCCACTAAAGGCAA